ACACTGGGGTGATGGCGACATCGATCGTCTGGACGAACTGGAAGAAGCTGCGCGGGCTCTCGGTGTTGACCGTGTTGATAACGGCCGGTCCTGGATTTGCCATGGTTGTCTCCTCTTAGCCCGCGATCCGGACGCCAAGCTCCGGATACAGTTTGGCCCAGCCGTAGAGCACGTCGAACCGACACGGCAGAGCATCGTTGTTGATGGTGTACTGACGGACGACACGGAAATTGATTCCGGCTTCCTCGTCCACCGCCCTTGCGGCCATATCGACGCCGCCCGGCAGGTCCAGATCCGCGAACGCCAGCGCCAGGCAGTCGCGATGGATTGCCAAGTTCTGCGGAGTGGCCGTACCGGCATACGCCGTGCTGGTGCTGTTGCCCCAGAGCGTGATAGCGGCGTTGGAGGCCGGCTGAGCCGAGATGTTCTGGAACTGGCCACCGTAGATGCCGGCATTGGCGACGTAGAAATCCAGCGCCCCGCCAGAAGTGGAGCTGTACACACCCGTCGTCGAGTTGTACGTGCCGTTGGAGAGGGACGCCGCCGGCGGAATCACCACGAACTGAGCCAGGCGGTTCGAGCCCACGACGCCGCGGTTCTGCGGGTTCACTGCATACACACCGGCGAAGGTCACCACGTCACCCACGGTGAGCCGTGGGTTCGCGGAAGCCGTCCACGAGTTCGACTGCACCAGTCCCGACTGCGCCCAGCCGGAGGCGAGCCATGCGCTCGAGGTGTTGTTCGCCAACGTCGGCGAGCCGCCGCCTGCGCCCACCGAGTACGAGACCACGTTCTGGTCCATGTACCAATCGAAGCCGGCGAAACGCTTCGCCACCAGGCCCTTCTCAATCTGGTCCGCAACGACGGCCTGCGGATTGAACAGACCCTTCACTGAGTCCTGGGCATACGCCATGCTGAATGGGTCGAGCAGCACGACACGCGTCCCATCCCGTGGCGCGGCCATCGCATCGAGCACCGCGCCCGCGAGCGTGAAGCTCAAGAACGAAGCCGGAGGCGTGCCGGGGGTACCGACCGCGTTCGGAATGTTCTGGTAGGCGAACACGAACCCATCGCGGTCGATCTTGTTGGCGACCGTCGCCACCGCTGGGTTGATGATGCGCTCTTTGAAGAGATCGACCGACGTGGCCAGATCCGCCGTCGTGAACTGCACGTCGACGTGGAATTGTGTCGTGAGCGTGACGGGGATGTAGGTCTCGTTGGTGTCCTCAACGTTGAGGGCGGGTCCCGAGGTACCGATGTACCGCGGCGGCTTGCGAACGTTGACGGTGTAACCGATCTTGGCTCCCGACAGGGCGAACTGGTCCGCGTACTGACGGTTGACATGATCGGCGAGACACAGATCGTTCTCGAGAACCATAAGGCCCTCGTTCGTGATCTGTGAAATCGTGATCAGGTTATTCGACACAAAAGTCTCCTAGACTTCAGTGCCTTTTGCGACCGCTGGCTCGTATCTGCTCGAGTCGAGCCGTGCGGTAGTCCTTGAATGACATCGGCTTGGTGAGATCCGTGGCCACAACGCCCGGTGCCTCTCTCAGCCGCGCAATGGGCGCTGGAGTCGGTTTGGTTTCAGGGGATGCCGGCGTGGCCGGCGTTTCAGTCGTGGAGCCAGAAGCCGTAGAAGGCTTCTTGGCGAGCTTGTCTTCGATCTTCCCGAGTTCTAGCAACGCCTTGGCGACGGGCAACGCAAAGATGCGTTTTTCCTCGTCCGGGTTTTTCGCGAGGTGATAGGCGATGTGCGCCCCAACATCCGATTCGTACATCGCAGCCTTGATGTGCGCTGGGATGTCTCCCCGCGTACGTCGATCGGCTTTGTCGATGACTTCTTGGAAGTCAGGGAAATCCGCCATTGCTTTGGCCACTTTCGCGGCCATCGCGGCTTCTGCCTCGCGTGCGGCTTGTTCGCGGCGAGATCTGGACTGCTCGGCCTCAAACTCGCGCCGCGCCTCGCGCCGGTTCCATGCGAGAAGGTCATCCTCGTACTTCACCGGGTCTTCGTACTTCGTACGATCCGGCCGTGGGTCTTCCGTTACCTTCGGTTTCTCTTCCGCCTTGGGTTGCTGTTGTGACCTGAGCGCCGCAAGTTCACCTTCGAGGCGCAACCGTTGCTCGTATTCCTCCTGAAAGGCTTCGTCGAGTTCTTTCTTCTCACGAACCAATTCATCGATACGAGGCTGTACCGGCTTCGGCTGTCGGGATTTCTCCTCGGCCTTCGGTTGCGCGCCAGGATCGGGCGCACCCGTGTCGAGCTTCTCTTCCCCCGATGTGATCACCGGGTTGCCGGGCGTGGGTTTACGCTCGGCGCCATCTCCTTCAGCCTTCGCCGGCTCTGCTTTTGCAACAGATGCGGCGAGCGCCTCGGGTGACGAAATTTCGGAAGCCTTGGGCCGACTGGCGGCGAATTCCGCCAAGTTCGCTTGGGTCACAGTCTGAATCGCCATGGATCGCTCCACGTATGAACCCCTGATGCCGTCAGGTGCGGGGCAAAAGGACGCCATCCCGACCGCATGCCAGGCGGTTGGGACGAAATTGGGTGTGTTGACTTACTCGCCCGGCTTCGGCGCGGGCTTCATGGAGGCGATCTTCTCGGACGATGCGCGATCGGCGTCAGAGATCTTCTCGGCGTGCTGCAACTCACGCTCGCCCATCTCGCGCTCATGTGCGCGGTCCAGGTGAGAGTCCAGCATCTTCCCGGCGACATTGATCTCGGCCACGTTCATGGCGGTAGTCGCCTTCACATGCGTGTCGTGGATGGCCGTATGGGCTTTGGTGAGCACATCCTCACGCTTGACACCGAGCTCCATCGCCGTCCGTTCGGTCTCGGCCTGCTCCTTGAGTTGCAGTCGGCGATCCTCGCCCTGCTGCTTCATGTTCTCGATGCCCTGCTTGAACTTGATTTCCAAGCCGGCAGCCTGGAGCTGCTGCTGCAATTGGTGATTCTGCTGCTGCAACCCTGCCACAAGCGATTTCAACTGCTCCGTCGTAGCGTTCTGTAGTTGCTTCTCAGCTTGGGCTGCGGGGATGAGAGACATCACCCGATCAGCAACGCCGTCCGCATCGGGAAAATCGAACTGCCTGAGCACCTTGTCAGCGGCAGAGACGGCGATCATTTCGCCGATCTTGCCAGCCCCCGTCACGAGTTCCAGAAGCGCTTCGGCGGTCTCTTCCCGCTTGGTCTGGTAGCTCGGTCCGGTATCCACCGTCACGTCATAGCGCCCGACGTGCGGCGGAATCTCGATCATTTCGGACTGCCCGTCCTCTCGCACAATCCGCTGCATCCGACCCGGTGGATAGAAATGCGGGTACAGATCCACCAAAACCCGGCCCAACTGCCGCAACGAGCGCGTCAGGTTGTCGTAAAAGTCAAAATGACTGACATCCGCGAGTCCCTGGCGGCGCTTGATCGCGACCCCGGAGACCACCTCGCCCTTCTTGTCCGCATCCGGGTCATGCGGCATCCCGGCGACGAACAGGAAGTTCGACTGGTTCGACTGGCTCCACTCTTGGAAGCCCTGCGCCAGCGGCGGCGGCTCCTGGCGCATCGGAGGCGGCGCGTACGTGCCATCCTCTAGGCGCACCGGCTTGTACGGCAACGCGGTGATGGGCTTGCGATTCGCATCCCGCCAGGCCGGCTCATGTCCGTCGGTCTGCCCTTCCGCGACCAGCCAGGGCGCCTTGGGCTGCAATGCGTAAACCTCAGTCTTCGAGGTCTCGCTGTAGTTGTACATCCGGCCCGGATCCATCAGATCCTTGACCATTCCCTTGCGGCGGATTTTGCCGTTGATGTCGAGCTCGCGCCCGTACACCGGGACGTAGGGAATCCACTTCCCGGGCCAGTCCCACTCGCTAAGTACCCGAAAGGCCGACATCAGGAAGCACCGCACGACTTTGCGAGTCGTCGAGCGCTCCCGGGTGATCATCAGCCCGGCGTGGCGCAGCGCCTCTGCGTCAGGCATGGCGCTCTTGAGCATCGTGCGCCCGTCCGAGAGCTGCAGCAGCGTGTCGGGCTTGCTCTCGATGCGCCAATACTTCGCGACCCGGATCTGTTCCTTGTTCGACCAGTCCGAGATGTCGTCTCCCTGGCCGACAAAGTTCCAACCACCTGGGTCCAAATGGCCATACAGGTCACGGTAGTCCGTCCGCGGCATCATCTCCGACTCGAGTAACCAGCGCAGGTCCGAGCCATCCGGCAGCTCAGACGCGGGATCCGCGTAGATCTTGAACGGGTTGCGATGGGGAACGATCAGCAGATCCTGATCGAAGCTGTCATAGCTCACGTAGTCATTCGTGACCGAAAGCCAGCCCCATCCGCCGGAAATGGCTGAACTGACAGCGCAGTCATAGGC